CTTATCTTTAGTATCTGATTATATTCGATCAGTAGACAACACAGATGTTCTTGCTGGACCCGCAGACGGAACATATACATTGTCTGGTGGTTCTGATGGTATTCCTTCAGATCCAGATTTACAAGATTCTTTATTGATCGGTAGTTCTGTTGGATACAGTGGTATTTATGCTGTATCTGAATCTGAACAATATGACATCGATTTAATTGCGGTTCCCGGACATAGCAGCACGACTGTAGTGACAGAATTGCTTTACATGTGTCAAAATTTCCGCCAAGACTGCATGGCAATTATTGATGCTCCATTCGGCTTGACCGTAAATGAAATCATTGCATGGCAAAATGGAACTCATCCTTTAAACACCACTAGATTCGATAGTGACTTTGGTGCGCTTTACTGGCCATGGGTTCGTATTCGTGACAACTTCAACAGAGTAGACATTTGGGCGCCACCTAGCGGATCTATAATGGCAGTTTATGCACAGAGTGATCGCTTGGCTCGTCCTTGGTTTGCTCCTGCAGGTATCACCCGTGGTGTTGTTCCCGGTATTAATGATGTTTATTCTCGCCCTTCGCAAGAAGAAAGAGACTTGATGTATGGCTATAGGAACTGCATTAATCCTATCGTACAGTTTGTAGATACTGAAGGTTTCGTGGTTTGGGGTCAGAAAACTATGCAGAGAAGACCCACTGCTCTTGATCGTGTAAATGTAAGACGCTTAATGTTTTATATTGAAAAGCAAATCAAGGCTAAGTCACGAATTCTATTGTTTGAACCACATGATGAACAATTTAGAGCAGAGTTCATAAGAATTGCAACTTTAGTTCTTCAAGAGGTTCAGACTGACCGAGGTATTACAGCCTTTAAAATTAAGGCTGATGCCGAACTCAATACTTCCGATGTGATCGATAGGAATGAGTTTAGAGCAAGAATTGGTGTACAGCCAACAAGAGCAGTTGAATTCATGTTCCTTGAGTTCAGTATTCATCGAACCGGCAGTGACTTCACCGAAAGCACAGATGCATTCTAATTTTTGAAAGGGGAATTAAAAAATGGCACAGTTAATGCACTTAAATGAGTTGGCTACAAACACCAACTTGGTATTCAAAAGAAAATATAGATGGACATTCGAAGTTCAGTGGAACGGCAAAAAGGTCGGCAAAAACTTTGTAAAGTTGGCTAGTCGTCCTAATTTAACAATCGAAGAAACTGAAATCAACTACTTGCACGGAAAAATGTGGATTCCGGGCAAGGCAAGTTGGGAAACCATCACTGTAACCTATTATGATGTTGCTCGCTCAACAGGCAACGGCATGACAGATCTTTACAGCTGGTTAGCTTCGATCTATAATTTTCAAGATCAAGGCGAAAAGATGATGCAGCAGACCACCGTCCAAGGTGATGGTAATAATGGTGGTTGGGCTGGCAAAGGTACTTTGCTTATGTATGATGGTTGCGGAACAGAACTCGAATCTTGGGAACTTCGAGGCGTTTGGCCATCAGCCGTAAACTTTGGCGATCTCGACTATAGTTCTTCTGAAGAAGCAACTATCGAGTTGACCCTTAGATATTACCAAGCTATATACAACAATCTTTGTGGAACGAATCCTCAACCACAATGCATAGGTTGTTCATAATAATAATCCTTTCAAAAATTGTAAAGCTCCGAATCTTATAAAGATACGGAGCTTTATTTTCATAAGAGGCGATAATGGCACAAAGAATGAGTTTTGATTTCGGATTGGACAAAACAACCGCTTGCTTCAAACGCAAGTATAGATGGCTTTTAAAAATTGATGGTGTTTCGGCAGAAGGAATTGATGCTTTGCCTCCAACCAAATCTGGTCGTCCAAGCTTAACATTTAAAAGCATGGAAGCACAACATTTTCATGAAACCATTTATTTTCCCGGCAAACCAGATTGGAAACCTATAAATTTAACTTTATTTGATTTAAAAAAAAACAAACATCCAGTAATAGAATGGATCAATGAATATTACGAAGTAAATTCTTCTGGTGTCAAACTTAAAACTGCGACCAATGGATTTAAAAAACAAGGAAAATTAGAACTATATGATGGCTGTGGCGAAATAATAGAAAAGTGGATATTTGAAAACATGTATCCAGAAACAGTAGAATTCGGTGAATTAGATCACAGCGATTCAAATATAATTTATGTAGATCTTAGCTTAAGATACGACAGAGCTTATTATGAGCCAGTTTAATCTTCTTCTGGATCTGTTGAGCTACTAAAATAAAGATCATTCTTTAAAATTTCTCTACACTCTTCAAGTGCCTGTTCGAGTTCTTTTGGTTTCCATCCCAAAACTCGACACGCACCACTCTTGTTGAGTCTTCCCTTTTTAGTGTACACATCTTTTTCATTTTCAAGAAGTGCATCTATAAGTGGTGCATATCCCTTTTCCATTAATTTTTGTATAAGTTCTTGTTTTTCTAATTGCTCAATAAGATTGCTCATATGTTACCTAAATTAAGTGGCGTACAATATCCACTATTAAAATTATAAGTATGCTGGAAATATTTTTCAAGCAATCAAATAAAAGTTACCTATCATTTGATTGATAATTTTTATATGTTCCTTTAATCTGTCTCTGGCTCTGTTCCATGCTCACGCTTAAGTGATCTTGATATTTTTTTTTAAGTTCATTGTAATTTCTTGCTGTTCTATACAATTGTCTGAAGTGATTGATAATGCAAGTTGTCATATAGTTGAATGCTTTTCCTTTACTTGGATCAAATCTATCAACTTTTTCAAAGCATATGAGAACACCTTCTTGAACTGCATCATCTGGATCAATAAGGTTAAATTTTCTATATCTAACAATATTTTCCGACAATAAATAAAAAGCAGTGGTCAATTTATCTTTTAATTTGTTGTATTCTGCAAAATAAAATTGGAATTCTCTTTCATAAGAATCCCAAGATTCTGGTCTTACAAAATTATCTCTTTTAGATGTTCTTTCTTCTGTAGCTTTTATTTCTTCTATAAGTGTTTCGAATTTTACTTTATTTCTTTTAATTTTTATAAATTCAGAAATAATGACTTCAAAATTTTTGTTATTTAGATATTCATTAGCCATTAAGTTCCTTAGATTTTAAATGAATGTTCATGTTATTTTCTTTCTTCCATTCTTCAATTCGTTCAAGAGCTTCTTTTTTGGCATCTTCATACCATTTGTCGCATATCTTATAGTAGGAACGACTATACAATTTTCCTGATGTAAAACTTCTAAAGTGATCAATATTATCATCTAATGTTCTTTTGAAATTTTCTTCTTTGCCAATTAAGTGTGGTTCAATTTTGTGTGATCTTAAAATATAATTACCCAACAACTCCGTATCTGGCCAACAAGGTCGTCTTGGATCTGGTATTGGATCTTTGATATTAAATATGTTGCAAAGTCTGCGTAAACTCCATCCAAAGCCGATTATATCCATTGTTGGAATGTGGTACATGGTAGCGGTATGAGAAACCATTCCCTTCCAATCTTCGTGCGCTCTAGGCGATATTTCATATCCAACAACTGGAGAATTTGTTTTGCACAAATCGATCATCTCATTTAAAAGTGTTTTTTTTCTTAAAAAAACATCAGAATGAGTGGCAAATAAATATTCAGTTCGACAGCATGAAAATGCTAAATCCATGGCAATAGCTGGAAAGTCACTTGGATGGAGAACGCCATTAAATTTCAAACTGTGAACCTCAACATCATCATTCCTTAAGCCACATATCTTTTTGTATTCTTCTTCATTGCTACCAGTATCTACAATTACAACAAATGGCTTTGATGATTGTTCTTTCAACAGTTGAATACATATGTTAAGTTGTTCGAATGTATCCATGACTGGAATAACCGCTGTAACTTTGTGATGCCAAGGTTTTTTTTCGATACTTCCTTCCCATGGTTTCTTTAGCGTAAGGACATTACGAGTAGGAGCGAATTTGTTGAAAATATCTGATATAATGTTAGGAATCATTGAAAATCCTCATTCGCCAAAGTATTACAAAGAATTATGTCTGTATTATAATCATATTGGAAGGTACAACGAAGCCGAAGCCATTATACATTTAATTGAAACGAAATTTAATGAAAAATTTCACATTCGTAATAACATGCAGAAATAATGAATCTACACTTGCCGAGTGTATTGATTCATGTAAGAAATTAGATTCCGAAATACTTATTGCTGACATAAACAGTTCGGATAAATCTTCTGATATCATCGAAAAGATTGGATGCAAGACTATATTCTTTGGATTTCACAACGATTACGCAAAAATAAAAAACAAAATTATAAATCAATGCGAAACAGAATGGATGATGTTTTTAAATGCCAATGAAATTATATTAAAAGGTTTAGATAAAATACAAGAATATATTGAAGGTAAAGATTGCAGAAGAATAAGTGTCATACAAGAACAGGTTATTACAAAACCAATTCGTTTGATAAATAAATCAAATAATTGTATTTTTTCAAATCCAGTATTCGAACACATATCTCATTCTTCTAAACATAGTGATATATTCGTGAAATCTCAAACAATTGATCGTTATGAAGAGAACATGGAGATCATAAAAAATTGGATGAGAGAAAAGCCACTAGTGGCACAAACTCACTATTACTTGAGTTGTATTTATCTTGGAAAAAATAAATGGAATGATTTCATTAGAACTGCCAATCATTATTTGTTTTTAGAAAAGAACAAACCTATGTCATATTTTATGACAAAATATTATCTTGCAATGATTTATGCATATGTTGAAAAGAATTACAAATTAGCATCACAAATCTTGTTTGAAATTATTATAGAAAAGCCTCTGATGGCTGAATATTGGTGTTTGCTAGGAGACATATATTATTCCTTAGATAAATTTGAAAAAGCATTTCATTTTTATGAAAATGCAATGCTTTTAGGTTCACGAAGACTTAAGGATGATGAATTTCCATTCCATATTGAAAAATATAAAAAGCATCCAGAAGAAATGATGTTAAATTGTAAAAATGTTATAAATTCCTCTAAATTGTATAAGTCTAATAAATAACATCTAAATCATTCACAATAACAGTAACTTGGTCTTCGTATCTTGATATCGCAATTTGTTTTCTTCCAACTCCAAGTTTTCTCAAATGACCTTCAAGATCATCTACAGAACAATTTATAACTGAAAATTTATTCTGTGCGAGTCTTTTTACTTCTTCTTGAATATTACTAATTTCACGATTTGGAAAATACTGTTTTATTTGATCGGAACAATCAGATAAAATTTTTCGATACAATGGCATGTTGCATGCACATCCGGGGTTTTTTAAAAATTTATGTACTTCTTCCATCATGTC